TACTTTAAGAGATTATCGTGCAGATTATACTGTATTTGAAAGTAAAAATAGAAAAATGGGAAATCTAAACGAAGGCAAAAAGAAAAAAATGTCATACATGGCTGAACTAGCTGAAATTGACAAACAATCAGCTATCGTAGCAATGGAAGCTAAAATTGATAAATTAGCTGAAATGATAGAAGCTAAAAATACTAGATTAAACATGGTTAGCGAAGACGAAAACTTATCTGAACTTATAGATAAGAAACGAGTCAAAGAAATGCAACGAGAAATTAAAATTTTAGAAAAAGAAAAATCTAAAATGGAAAAAATGTATGAAAAAATGGGCGCTAAGAAAAAAGAAATAGTAGATGAAGAGAAGAAAGACGATGAAATGAATGAAGGTGGATATGGTATGCCTAGCTATGAAGAAGATGACGATAAGCCTTCTATGGAAGAAGAATTAGATGAAGCCCACTGCAACACAGAAGAAGATGATACTAATGTAAAAGAAGAAACCAATGAAGAAGTTTCTAGATGGCAAAAGCTAGCAGGACTTTAAAACATACAGACTGATTCATAACCAGTCGATTTAAAAAAAATATTTAGACAGTTGTGGCGTCTCCCTTGGAGATGCCACTTTTTTTTCGTATATTAACCCAAAAAACTCAAATATATAAATGGAAGTAACAGTAATGGTAGGAGCAGGAGTAGCAAACATAAACGCCGCTACTAAGCTCATAGATAATGGATACAAAGGTATAATCAAAATCATAGACATGGGTAAAGACCCACATGAAAGATTACCTGAAGAAGTAATGACAGGAATGTTAGGTGCAGGAGGATGGTCAGATGGTAAATTAACATACCACACATCTATAGGAGGTCAATTATCAAAATATTGTGGAGATGAAAAAGCAATGGAGCTAATGGATCAGGTTATAGAAAACTTTAAACGTTTTCACCCTAAACCAGAGGCAGTACAATGTTCAGATCCTCAAGAAGAACCAGAATTTATTAAACCACACTTTGGTTTAAGATTATTCCCTGTATGGCACGTTGGTACAGATTATTTACACGAAATAGGTAAAAATTGGTATAAGTATTTAGTTGATAATGGTGTTCAATTTTATTGGCAATGGAGAGTAACTAAAATAGATTTTAAAACTAGACACATTGATATGACATCTGAAAAATATCCTCAATCAGATGATGATTGGGTATTTTTTGATAAATTAATATTTGGTGTAGGTAAATCAGGTATTGATTTTGGTAAGAGTTTAGCCGAAAAGTATAAATTACCTACTGAACCTAAATCAGTTCAAATAGGAGTTAGATTTGAAGCACCTCAAAAACACTTCCAAAAACTTATAGACATATCATATGATTTCAAATTATATAGAAAATTTGAAGATAAAGGTGTATCATTAAGATCATTTTGTACTAATAATAATGCAGCTTATGTAGCAGCAGAACACACATATGGAGATTATAGCTACAATGGTCATGCTAAAAAGGATGAAGCATATAGAAATGATATGACTAATTTTGGTATATTAATGGAAATTAAAGGCATAGATGAGCCATTTAATTGGTCTAGAGAAGCAGTTAAAAAATTACAAAAAGATGGTAAAGGAACATATTATTCCCCATCACACAGAGTACCATCTAAAACATCAGAAGGTGATTATGTTAAAACAGAAATAGTAGATAGTATAGAACCTTTATATGATGCATTAGGTGATTATGCTTTATACATAGAAGATTTTATTAATGATATGAAAGAAGTATTCCCAACATTAGGTAATGATTGGGGAATATACATGCCTGAGGTAAAGTATCTATCACCTGAACCATTAGTAGATTATAATGATTTAAGTTTAGAAAAATATCCTTACATATATTTTGTAGGTGATGCTTTAAGTGCAAGAGGTATAACAGTATCAGGAGCACAAGGAATATATGTTGCAGAAAGCATAATAGAAGAACAAGAAAAAGAATACGATGATTATATTGAACACAGCTTGTTTATTTAAAAAATCTTTCGTATATTACATTAAAATATAATTATGGCAAAAGCAGAAAAAATTTATGAGTATAAAAAAATGAAAGTAGAAAACACTATTCATCATTTATTTAGAGAACAAGGTAATACAAACTGGAAACATCACAACCCAGATGGCCCCGCAATTGAACCTATAAATGAAGGTGATAAAAGTGTTACTAAAAAATATTATTTATATGGGTTTGAAAAAACCAAAGACGAATTTAAAGAATATCAATCTGAAAAAGAAGGCTTACCTTGGTACAAGAACCCATCAATGAAAGCTGTAGCAAGATTTTAAGTTATGAAAATAGGTTTATGCGGTACAATGAGTGTAGGTAAAACTACACTAGTAAATGCTTTAAAAGAGCTAAATACATTTGAAGGATATATAACTAGAACAGAACGTTCTAAACATTTAATGTCAATGGGTATTCCATTAAACACAGATTCTACATTAAAGGGTCAAACAATATTTTTAGCTGAACGAGCATCTGAATTAATGAATAAAGCAATTATTACAGACAGAACAGTTTTAGATGTTATGGCATTTGCACACTGTTCAGATTCAATGAATTACGTAGAAAAAGAAAATTTTGTACAATTAGCTTCTTGTTTAATACACGAATACGATTACATATTTTACGTTTCACCTGAAGGAGTAGACATAGAAGACAATGGTATTAGAGAAACAGATGCTAAATACAGACAACTCATAGATAATTCAATTAGATATTTTATTACTAGATATAGTAATAGAATTAAAAATTTAATTCAAATTAAAGGTACTACGGAAGAACGTATCAAAGTTATACAAGAGACACTTTCTCCACAATATGTATAACAAATACTTTACAATGAAAAGATCTGAACTTAAAGAAGCAATCAAAAACGAAATCACATCTGTACTTTTAGAGGGCATGTCTGATGAAGAAAGAGAAAACCGAATCCAACATTTAATGAGAACGGGTGCTAAAGAAAAACCACTTAGAAAATTAGCTGCTATAGGTAAAAAAGAAGATGAAGAAGATCAATCACAATCTTCATCTTTAATTGGGAGAATGGGTGATAGATCATTAGAAGAAGTCTATCAAACCAACTCTAAAATAAGCCAAATAGTTAGTTTATTCCAAGATATGATGGCTGACGAATACGATGGAATGGATTATAGAAAAGCATTAAATGATGTTCTTAAAGCTATAGATGATGATTATAAAGCCGCAGAAAGATTTGGTGAAAAAATTTCAAACATAAGAGAAGAGGATGAAGCCCCAGCTGGAGATAAAGAAACAGAAAAATCAGCTAGAGGTAAGGATAAAATTACTATAGATTTTAGAAACGTTATGAAAAAATATAACGAATTAAAAGAAAAGGATAAAAAAGAGGCAGTTGAATATCTAAAATCAAACCAAGATATTGTAAAAAAATATAAAAAGGCTAAAGAAATAAAAGTTTGAAAACCTGGTTGAAAGATTTCAAAACCCTAACCATAATAGGGTTAATAATAGTTATATTTTTACTTAGAGAGTGTAGAGGAGAAAGCAAAGGTACCCCTACAGAACCTGTAACAGTAGTAAAAGTAGAAACTAAATATGATACTATTGTTGAAAAAGTAGAAACCTACATCCCAGAATACCGAACTAAAATTAAATGGAAAACTAAAAATGTACATGACACAGTAGAAGTACATGATACAGTTCCTGTAGATACATTATCTATTTTAGAAGATTATTTTGCTACATATGCTTATACAGATACACTAAAAAAAGATAGTGTTACATTTGTTATAAACGATACAATATCACAAAACAGAATATTATCTAGAGGTATAAATTACAGTTTAGTATATCCTACTAAAATAATTCAAACAGAACGTGAGGTTAATAAAAGAGAATTGTACCTTGGTTTTGGTATAGGTGGAGACAGACAGCAATTAAGCTTTGTGGGGAGTGAATTATTATTAAGAAATAAAAAAGAACGAATATATGGGGTAGGATTAGGTATAAATCAAAATTTTGAACCAATATTAACATTCAAAATGAGCTGGAAAGTTAAAATGCCAAAATTTAAAAAACCAAAAATCCAAGTGCCCATAGAATCTCTTCTATGAGTGACATAAAAAAAGTAATAAGACAAGAATATTTAAAATGTGCTAGTGATCCTGTACATTTTATGAAAAAGTACTGTTTTATACAGCATCCTCAAAGAGGTAGAATTCAATTTAGTTTATACCCATTTCAAGAAAAAGTACTATCTTTATTTCAAGACAATCCTTATTCTATTATTTTAAAATCTAGACAGTTAGGTATATCTACTTTAGTAGCAGGTTTTTCACTGTGGATGATGATATTTAATAAAGATAAAAATATACTTTGTATAGCTACAAAACAAGATACAGCTAAAAACATGGTTACAAAGGTTAAATTCATGTATGAAAATTTACCTTCATGGCTTAAAATAGAAGCAGCAGAAAACAATAAATTAAACTTACGTTTAAAAAATGGATCCCAAATTAAAGCAACCTCAGCAGCATCAGATGCAGGTAGATCAGAAGCAGTATCTTTGCTATTAATAGATGAGGCAGCATTCATTGAAAACATTGGAGAAATATGGGCTTCAGCACAACAAACACTAGCAACTGGAGGGGGTTGTATAGCATTAAGTACCCCTTATGGTACTGGAAATTGGTTTCACCAAACATGGTTAAGAGCAGAAGAAAAAGCAAATGATTTTTTACCAATACGATTACCATGGTTTGTACACCCAGAAAGAGATCAAGCATGGAGAGATAGACAAGATGAATTACTAGGTGATCCTAGAATGGCAGCACAAGAATGTGACTGTGATTTTTCAACATCAGGTGATGTTGTATTTTACCCTGAATATATAGAATACTATGAAAAAACTTACATTAAAGATCCTCTTGAACGTCGTGGGGCTGATAGAAATTTATGGGTTTGGGAACCATGCGATTATTCGAGAACATATATGGTTGTGGCTGATGTCGCTAGAGGAGAT